TAAAGACTATTGAGGTCAAAACTAACAACCCAATCATAGCGTCCTGGTTTCGGTTCCTTGACATAAGCTCCTGCGTATTTCTCGCTTTTTTGTGATCTATTCTTTGGTGGAATAACAATGTTCCTTTTCTTGAGATAATTATAAATGATATTATCCCACATGCGAACCTGATAAAACACATCGTTATAATTGACCTTAGCATCATATGCCATAGTCAATGCCAACTCAATGAGTTTCATCTTGTCTTCCAAACGGTCAACAAGTTCAACGTCAACTATATTATACTCAATAAACTTTTGCCAACCCTTTGTGTAAAAATCCTTAAAGGTATCAAACTCAGAGTGGTCTAACTTTTTCTGCCCTAGTTCTACTTCAGCAATATAATCTAATCTATATGATTCCTGTGCTTTATAGGTAAACTTTTTATAAAGATCAAGATAATCTAATTGAGTTACACCACCCACATCAAATGCAGTATGTTTCCGACCCATAATATGAATTTCATTCTCACTTACCAATCCCCATGGGGACATACGCTTCATTAACTTCTCACCCAGCACCCTTTCAAGACGTTTACAGATATATGGAATATCATATAATTGAATGTTCCATCCAGTAATAACATCTGGAACATCCTGCATCCAATAATCAATAAAAGAACTTAATAGAGCATGTTCTGTAGAACACTCATGATATGTTACATCCTTCCTATTATTCTTAAAGGGTTTACTTCCCCAAGTAACGATCTGCTTAGTAGTATAGTCTTGGATTGTGATTGCCAGAATCTCTTCTGAACACGATTCAACATCAGGGAACCCTTGCTCAGACGCAACCTCAATATCCAAAGTAACCAATTTAATTTTAGATATGTCAAACTTGATCTCATCCTCAGGATATTTCTCTGATATGTATTGGTAAATATACCGATCATTCCCATATATATCGAACCCTTCAACATCCTCATACTTCTTATAGAAGTCACGACAATCTCTGACCGTTCCCGGATTAATAGCTTCAACTGAATCTCCGCCTAACGTTTTATATTTAGTCTTTAGATTTTTTTTAGATTTGACGAATAAGGTAGGAAAAAACTCATCCCTATGCTCATATCTCTTTCCACCATCAACACCCCTTACCAGGAATTGATTCCCGATTAGTTGAACATTGGTATAGAACTTCATTCTTCAGTTAAATCCAGATATTTTTCAAGTAGGGTGGGAGTAGGCTCACACAATGTTAATATTTTATCAGAACTAATCATGAATATATCATCTCTTGTAATATTAAGTAACCAAGGGGCTAAAACAAGAACCCCTTCTTCAAGAGTTATTTTCTGATCTGAAGTGGTAATAACGAATGGATTGATTAATTTACAATCAGGTTGTCCAATATCTACTGCAGCAACCTCTTGAATCTCACTGATCAAAAAGTGTTGAGTCGTCGTCAGTGCTATCACTTTGACCGTCTTGTCTGCCATCTTTTAAAACTCCATCTTCATACATTTTTTTTAACTGAGGCATTGGCTCAACAATAGTTATAACCCAATCGGCTGCTAAAGGAATCTTTTTATCATTTGTTAATGGCATCCAAGGAGTTAATTGTATCTGACAAGGAGTTTTTCCAATATCTCCACCATCCTTTGCTAAAATCTTAGCAACACAAGGATTAGTAAAAAAATATCCTACGACCTTTTCGTCGAGAATCATTTCTTCAATGTCTGCAATGACATCTTCTCCTGATTTTAACAGAGATAGTTTAACAGTCATTTCTACCTTTTACCTTTCTATATTATACTCTTTTTTATTCTTTACGTCAACATCAAATTTTAACTCCATTTGATATCCATCCACCTCAGTATAAAAATCTTCTGTATCCCAACCCTTACGTCGATGAAACATATACAAAGTTCCATCAGGTTTTTCATACCAAAAAGTATGATCATGAGGATTCAGCAATAGCATCTTCACTATGGGATAGTGAGGTTCATGACCTATCTCTTCTGCTGTAAGAATTTTTATCTCTTCACGTCGTGAGCGCATCCGTCTCCTGTATAGTTATCAGAATCATAATATCCTCCTCTGGTCCCAAAGTAAAGAGTTGTCAATACAAAGGGTATACAAGACCAGAGGAGAACATTAGAGAGGGTCATAAGAAGTCCTTACGAGCATGATGATCGGGAACTATCTTTCCTAATTCTACGACCAGTAGTCCATCATCGAATCGGACTCCTCGAACTTCGGTATCATCTGTGATTGTCCAGACCCTAGTGAAAGACCTGCTGGCCAATCCTTTATGGACAAATTCTCCAACATCTTTCGATTCTTCTTTCTTGCCTTCAACATATAGTTTTCCAAACTCCGTATAGACTCGTACTTCATCTTTCTTGAAGCCGGCAAGTGCGATTTCCAATTTCGATTCGACATTATTTACTTGTATCAAATTATATGGAGGATAATTAGAAGTTGTTTCCAAATCGAAAAAACGATTTAAATAATCGTCCATTCCTATACTGTTCTTACTAATCCGATCAAACAGTTCAGGAAGATTTGCAGCGTGATACCTTGATAGTGTACCCATGATAGTAGCTCCTTTTTAAGCGAGTTTGTGTTTTGTGAACCCTTACGGCGTTCATTACTAATTATACACGATCTCTTAAAAGACGAGGGGATGATTGCCGTCCCAATCTTTTCGGTTTTCTACCATGAATATGAGTAAGATAGAAATTAGAGTAATTAACGATCACTAAAAGGATTAATAATATAGTATTAACCGTCATTCTTCTGTTGTTTTTCCTTTCTTACCTATATTATATTTCTGCTCAAGGATCCAGTCACCCTTATCTTTATAAGCAAGAACTTTAATTTGGTTTAATGGTGCAATGTCAGCAACTGAGTCTGGTTTTACAACATTAATTAAACCCCAGTCAGCAAGAAGACGAGCAATACGATTCCTACGCTGAACATCGTTAGTAGTAAGGTTAGCGTGTTTCCCATCAAGTGCAAATAACTCTTTAAAATGGACAATATAATACCTACCCTGCTTATGCAGAATATGGCAACTTTGGTATAGTTTCTTTTCTTTTCTAGATGCTACGCCAATTCTAGTAAGAGTTTCTCTAACCTTTAAAAAATCATCAGGTTCATTGAGAAGCACTTCTACCATTTGGTCTTGCGACCATTTTACTTCTGGTTCTACCGTAGTAGTCATTTCGATCCTCCAATTTCAAGTCGTTGTTTAATGTAATCGATTTGTTGTTTTGATAAAATTTTCAGTGCTTGAGATGCTTTCTCATTACTATAACCATAGTATTGTTTGACACTTTGGAGATCCGTGACTTTTTCCTTACGGAGCCAGGGAGAAAATCTCTTCTTTTTCCTAAGTGTATTTAGATAAAAATTATATTGCATATCTTTATCTAGATTAGGATATTTATTCATCTCGTTTGCAAACATAATGCAATCAAGATTTCCTGATAAACAACGATTAATAATATAGGGAGCATAATCTTTTATCAATGAAGGATCTTCTTCAATAAGATTACTCTTATTAAAGTTGATAGAATTTAACCAGTCTTTAAGTTCCATCTTCAAGATCCACAATAGAAAGATTTCCACCCTCATCTAAGGAAGGATTTAAATCTGACCAAACATCTGATGCAATAACACCATGATCTTCTGCCATTGATTCTATCATATCATAAGATAGATGATCAATAGTTTGTTCTGGAAGAGTTGAATAAGGATCAATCTCTTGCATCAATCCATCTGCATCTCTAATAAGATTCTTATATTTCTCATCTGATCTTGCAAATTGTTGTTCTTGTTTAGTTGTATAATGACATATAACGGGATTAAAATATTCTTGATGCTTCTCTTCTATCCATCCCTGAGTAACATCTTGCACAGCAAACATTCCTGCAATAGCACCTATCCTACTAAGGATAACCCACATTACATATTCATCTAATATTCTTCTATTGGGAATAGGAGAAAAGATTTGATTGGTAGTAACTTTATCCATTAAATCAATCATATCATTCAAGGATGCCACAATACCTTGATGGATATTATCATTCAACAAAAGAACACCCATACAGAACTTATACATGGGAGCAGTTCCACCTAAATCAAAAATACCTATATCAACCATATCCAACTGCTCTCTTATATTCCTTCCACCACCTGCTGTTGGCTCATGACGGAACCCAAACTCTTCTCTACCATATACCTGAGAAGTGCAATAAGTATTAAAGATATATTGAACATCATCATAAAAGATGACATCAGAATCAACATATAAAATATTATGCGATCTCTTCTCAAAATATTTTAAGTTACACCATCTATGAATAAACAAATGGTTATGATCGAATCCCTTTTCAAATGGTTTAACCTTTACTGAGTAATCAGTAACGAAATGAGAGGGAATAAGAGAAGGGTCATCGCAAAACAAATAAACAGGTATTTCATTATTAAACTCCCTAAGTGAAGAAATGCTATGTTCAAAACGTTTCATCTCATGATCGTTAATATGATCATGAGGACTTACTTTATATGAATAGAAAATAATATCCTCATAATTATTTTCTCTCCAACGTAATGTATTTAATTTTTCCTGTGGAGTTAATGTCATGCTGCAATCCTCTCTTCTACCGAATAGTTCATTAGTATTAATTCCTTTCTTTCTTTTTGGTCTCTCATATATTCACCAACAGAACGCATTGTATAAGTTAAATCAAACTCAGCAGCTTTCCAATTCTTAAATCTATCTTTTACTAACTGATCGGCATTATAACTGATCATCATAGGTATGTCATATTTATCACACACCTTTGCAAAGGTATCATGATTAAATCCCTTATGCATAGATCCACTCTTTCCATAAAGATTATCCTTAATATCATAAGGAGGATCTAGATACATGAATAATCCATCATGAGTTCCATTTTCCATCAAATACTCATATGAAAACTGATTAATATGCCAATGAGATATTAATTCCGAATATCCAGGTAACTTCTCAATCCCTCTCATAGAGAAATTAGAAATAGATGCTTGTTTTGAAAAGGAAGAACTTTCTGTTAATCCACTAAACGAACACTTATTAACAATATAAAATGCTGCAGCTCGTTCTATATCACCAAGACTTCTATTATTAATTGCTTCTTTTGATTCTAAGAAAAGTTCTTTTGCTCCTACAGGATCTGAATGAGTAGATTTATACTGCCTCAACTTCTCTGTTAATTCATCACCAAATGTCTGCAACTGAACCCAGAAATTTATTAACGGTTCATATAAATCATTAACTGTAATCTTTAAGTGAGGATACTTCTTTGTTACATGAAGTGCTACACTCCCTCCACCCAGAAACGGTTCCCTAAACTCCACATAATTACGAAGATCTGGGAAATATGGATCCATCTTAGTGCAAGCACGAGACTTGCCGCCGGGATAACGAAGAGGTGTCTTAAGAGACTTCAAAGATTTCATTTTTTAGTAGTGTTGCTACGTGTTCTGTTTATTATACTAATAAATTTATCTCCGGCAAAAGTACCACCAAGACATACATCAATCTCATCTCCATCTAACCAATTCATATCACCATTCATTTTAGTATGATTCATGGCTTCTTGAATCTTGTCAATTACTTCTTGTGTTAATTTCATTACCAATCAGGATAATATGATATATTAGAGATATACTCATAAATGAGACTCCATCCAAACTCAAATGTATTACCCATCTCATCTTGAAGGTAAAAAGGAATGTTTGGATGCATAGATTTTGCTCTGTAATAATGAGCAACTACATTACAGTCATCATCAATATGACGTTCTTTTTCTAATTCTTCTTCAGTCATTTAGGTAGTTTACGATTAAAGTTCCAATGATCAAGTTTTATATAAAGATGATAAGGAAAGCAAAGACATTTTTGAACAAAGTATTCCAAAAATATTAAAGGGATAATAACATAATCAATTCCCTTTAACTTAGTCATCATCGAGTTCCCAAGGATCAGCTAATTCTTTATTACCTGGACCGAAAGAAAACCAAATACCTGCTCCCACTCCTCCAAAAAGAATAGCAAGAGCAATCGAAATTACTTGTTGTTCAGGAGTTAAACCAGGAAAATCTCCATGAGGTATTAGATTAATTAAAATCATTGAGATATTGTATAGGATTTTTTAATTCATCTTCCCATGCCTCTGGTAGTATAGGATGATGAGTGGGTGGATTTAGTTTTTCCACTTCTATTATAACAGTATTAACAATTCTATCAAAAGATTTAGACATTTTACGATAACCAGAACCCACATACAACTGACCAGCGAATACTGATAAAGTTGCTGCACCCCAGAAAATATAGTAGAACCTACTCTTTACTTGATGTCTTTGTTTTTTAGTTAGTTTTTTAGTCATGCCGGATGTTCAAATTGTTCAGTAATAACAGATGTAACAGGACCATCATCTGAATAAACACAAAGATGATGAATCTTAATAGAATCCTTTTCCATTATTTTAACATTAACCTGACCATCTTTGCAAGAAACTACAACAGTTCCATTACCAACCCATTCTTCAGGGTCTCTAAAATACTTATAAACAGGATAAGGATCACGACTCTTAGCAGATGCCACTACTGTCACATTTTCAGTCATTGTTTTAACAAGCGATTGGGGAAAAATTCAGGTCCAAACATTCTCTCTTTAATTATACGCTCTACTTGTCCCTTATCCAGTCCACACAACATACGAGAATTATCTAAAGCAATTAGAATACACTCATCATCTGTCCAAGGAACTCTTTGTGACCATCCAGTTGAACTTTTCTCATTAGGAATAAATTTAGGTTCCAGACCTATTTCCTTCATACTCATTTTTTATTTTTTCTAAAGTTATCTGGTAGAGGAATCACTCCCAAGGCAACTCTTCTCTTCTGTTCTTTTACAGGTTCTGTCACTACTACTTCTTCCACAGGTTCTGGATGAGGGACTTGATAGTTAATTACTTCTACTGTCTCGAAGGTTTCTTCAGGATTACCTTTACATATCTTTCTTCTCGTTACTTGATGCTCATCATACCCTACACCTTCCTTAGTGGTACGCCCTAGTATTTCATATTCCAAATATGAAGTGGACTCTGGTTCCACATAAATTTTAGCGGGTTTTTTTTCTTTGGCCATTATATTAAAAAAG